TACCAAGATGATCAGAGAAAGGTTGTGTATTTTGAATGGGAAGGAAAGAAGAGTGTTGATTTAACCACTCCAGAAGTTCTTGAGTTAATTCGGAAACAGTGTATGGATCATTATGCTGAACAAGACAAGCTTGATAAAGCTCACAATGCAAATAAGAAGAAAGGTTGTCTAACTTGTAAAAGATTGGCAGCTTATTGTAAATGTCCGAATAAAGATGATCACACCCTAGCTGGTGTGAAAGTAGAAACTCGAGAAACTGATGCAGATTCAATTAAAGATCCTGAATTGATTTGTCCTGCACGCACACAGGTTGGACCTTTTAGGTCACCTTGTAAATTTCACTCTGGTGGAGTATGTGCGTACTGTGGGCGAGAAGAGGATGATTCAAGCAAAAATGAACCCGAAATGGGCTTGATTCAAACTGCAGCTTCAACTGCAGGATCTTTGATGTGGTCTTCCGTTTTACCATGGGTGAATCCCTTTATCAAGTTTAAGTGGCTCTGGTCAATTGACAACAATGTCATGCGGTGTATGCATGAAGAGTTAGTCGAAGAACTGAGTTACTGGCCTGAGACAATTGGGTGCTCTGTTTTCAGTCTTATCCCTAGAAAATGGGAAGTTAGACATGACGGTTCACTCACTTGGTTTGGTAAAAGGAAGGATCAATTTCTTCGCATGGTTGCAGCCGAGAAACAGATTTTCTTACCTTTGAGTTATCTGTTCCGGCGAGCACTGATTTGGGGAGTTATCTCCTTTGTGATTCTTCTATCTTTTGGAAGAATTATGGAGAACTTTGGCCTGAATCCTCGTGCTTATGAGACCATTGAATTTCGAACACGTGAGTATTTAGAATTTGGGTGGTACTATCCATACCCACAATATTCTGAGTACGTTTTCGAGAGGAGAGAATTGTATGCTGATTTTGGAGTGTACACTGAGAAGTATCTTGATTGGCATGATTTCTACGTGAATATTTATTTCTTTGAGAAAATTTTAGGTAGAATATGCTTTCCATGGTATTTCTGGTTTACTCGCGTCGTACCAGTACTCGTCATTAAAGAATACGATTGGTGGCTTATGCCCACAATCATGAGTGTGTTGGTAACAATAACTCTGTTCTTTGTGATGTGGTGGCGACGAGCTATGGGTTTTCGTCAGCGTTACGAACACCTTAAAGCTAGATCAATGAGTGATCCACACTTCCAAAAAGAAATCTATGAGAAGAGTCGCAGACATTGTTCTGAGTACAATCCTCTTGTCCCCACTGCTGTGGGTGTTATAGGAGCTGTTGTCACAGGATTAGTGATCTGGAACTCAATGAGACAACCAGAAGTTGAACTTGGAGAAAAGAGAACATCTTGGAATGATTGGTTTTCATTCAATCGAGTTGTTCCCGAACCCTTCTTGACAAAGAATTCATCGTCAGATGAGTGTCAAAATATTCTCGCTAAGTCTCTAACTAATGTTGAGGCTACAGTTGATGGACGCTCACGTAAAGTGATTGGAGTTTACCTTGAACCTGGGGTGCTCCTCTTACCACGACATTTTTTCAAGAAGGATCCATACAGTTCAGACATCATGAGTGAACTAGATCTTTTCATGGAAACTAATGGTGTACGACACAAAGCCCGAGTCTATGAGAAAAGCATGGTACAAATATCAGGAAAGGACGCTGTCATAATCAAGGTCGCTAAAGCCCCAAAATTGGCACGTTCCATAGCATACATGCTTCCTAAGAAATCGGGAACGAATTACATCAAAGGAAAACTCCTTTACTTGCTTCGAACATCTGGTAAGCCTATTGAATTTGTTGGCAAACCATCATTTGAAGTTTGTAAAGAAGATCTTTCTTGTCTGTATGAAAATGATGTTGATTGTGCAGGTTTCAGTGTTGGACGAGGTTTGTCCTACGTCTCACGAGTCACAAAAGAAGGTTTTTGTGGCTGCCCAATCATAGCAGATAGGAAAGATGGATCTATTCTTGGATTCCATATTGCTGGTAAAAATAACGGATTGACCTCCAGAAAGGGTTACGCTCAAGAAATCACATACGAGGATTACAAAGCAGCTAAGGAGAAACTTGAACTATCTCCAAGCTACACGAATCAACCAGAGATGAAAGATTTAAAGCTAACTCGACTAGGCGTGGACTTGACTACAGGAGAAGGACCGCACCCGAAGACAGAAATGTTTAAACCGGGTGCGATGGATGACCATCCCTGTATGACAGTTGTCGGTCACAATACGAATTTGCCGAGATATAGGTCTCGGGTCCGTAAATCAGCATTGAGTCCAAAAATCGAGAAGCATTTTGGCGAGAAATGTCGGTGGAAATCACCAGACTTCAAGGAGCCGTGGACGCATCATAATAAAAATTTGAAGCGTGTAGCAAAAGGCGCATGGGAAGTCCCACCAGAATCTCTCAAATGGGCTTTCGATGATTACTGGGCGCAACTATTAGAGGCTTTAGAGCCTTATATGGAAGCACACCCAGAATTATGCGAAGCTCTTGACCTTGACAAAGCAATTAATGGAGTCAAGGATTCTCGATATATGGATCCACTCAAAATGAAGACATCAGCCGGCATTCCAGACGGCACGAAAGAATCAAGTGGTGTATTTGAGCAAATGCCAGATTATCCAGATGGAAGGAAGAGATGGAAATTCTCTTCTATGGCACAAAAATACTACGATGAAATGATGGCTTCTTTTGATAGAGGTGAAGGAATTGGCGTGTATGTACGCACTTGTCTTAAGGATGAAGTTGTTGCTGAAGACTCTGAGAAAGTTAGAATTTTCTACATTCTTGAATGTGTCTTCGCAGTTGCTTGTAGACAATATTACTTGCCAGTTGCTGAATTCCTCTCTCGACATCCTCTTACTTCTGAATGTATGGTTGGAGTTAACTGTGCAGGACCTGAGTGGGAAGTACTAGTGAAACACATTAATGAGTTGGCTACAGATGGAAAATTAAATGACTGGGATTTTAGCGGTTATGATTTATGTAGACCACCTGATGTGATGTGTGCATCCACTAACATACAGAAGAAGATTGGAGAGACAATGCAATACTCTGAAAAGAGTTTGAAGAGAATGGCCATGATTGGTGAAGAACTTCGTTGCCCAATGGTGAATTGGAATGGCACTCTTGTTTTTCTCTATTTATGGTGTTCTGGCAATACCATGACTGTTTATGGTAACAGCATTGAAAATTCTCTACATCAGAGGATA